CCATCTAGTAATGTAGCTGCTACATCTCCAGATGGTATTACATGGAGTCGGAGAGCAATGCCTGTTAATACTTATTGGAATTCTGTTACTTATGGTAATGGAGTATTTGTAGCTGTAGCTTATGACACCACTATAGCAGCCACTAGTCCTGATGGTATTACATGGACTCAGAGGACATTGCCTGTTAGTGCTAGTTGGTGGAGTGTTTGTTATGGTAATGGGGTATTTGTAGCATTAGCTCAGGATAATACTAATAAAGCAGCTACATCTCCAGATGGCATTACATGGACTCAGAGAGCAATGCCTGTTAGTGCTAATTGGTATTCTGTTTGTTATGGTAATGGGGTATTTGTAGCTGTAGCTTATGGCACCACTATAGCAGCCACTAGTCCTGATGGTATTACATGGACTCAGAGGACATTGCCTGTTAGTGGTTATTGGCATACTGTTTGTTATGGTAATGGGGTATTTGTAACATTAGCTGGTGGACCTAGTGCTGCTGCTACATCACCTGATGGAGTTACATGGACTCATGGAGCAATGCCTACCGGTGATTGGCATTCTGTATGTTATGGTAATGGTACTTTTGTAACTGTATCTTATGGTGGCGCTATAGCAGCTACATCTTTTGATTATGTAGGCTCACCTACGTATACTCCAGGTCTATATTTTAGAGTAGCTTAAGGAATATAATAATGAGTACTTTAAATCAATTTTTAAATGAAGATAGAAAAACACAGGTTAATGAAGGTAAATTCATTTTGAGTAGTAACTCTGTAGTTACTATGAATGATGAAGTATATCTCAGAACTGGCGTTACTAGTAATTCTACTACTTATCCATTAGCTGTTGGAAATGGAAATGTTACTTGGACACAGAGGACATTACCTGTTAGCGCTAGTTGGTATTCTGTTACTTACGGTAATGGTGTATTTGTGGCTGTAGCGGGTAATGATAGTACTAATATTGCAGCTACATCTCCGGATGGCATTACATGGACTCAGAGGACATTACCTGCTAGTACTACTTGGTCTTCTGTTTGCTATGGTAATGGGGTGTTTGTAGCTATAAGTGGAACTACAGCAGCAGCTACTAGTCCTGATGGTATCACATGGACTCAGAGGACATTACCTAGTGCTGGTGGGGCTTCTGTTTGTTATGGTAATGGTGTATTTGTTGCTGTGTGTATGGGGACAGCTAAAGCAGCTACTAGTCCCGATGGCATTACATGGACTCAGAGAACGTTGCCTGTTAGTGCTAATTGGTGGAGTGTTTGTTATGGTAATGGTAGATTTGTGACTGTAGCTACTAGTGGTGGCACTATTGCAGCTACATCTCCTGATGGTATTACTTGGACTCAGAGGACATTACCTAGCGGTGATTGGCATGGTGTTACTTATGGTAATGATGTGTTTGTAGCTGTAGCTGGTGGTAATAGTAATATAGCAGCTACATCTCCAGATGGTATCACTTGGACTACTAGAACATTACCTATTAGTACTGATTGGCGGTCTATTTGTTATGGTAATGGAGTGTTTGTAGCTGTAGCTTATGGCACCACTATAGCAGCTACTAGTCCTGATGGCATTACATGGATTTGGAGGACATTGCCTGTTAGTTCTTATTGGTGGAGTGTTTGTTATAGTAATGGGGTATTTGTAGCAATAGGACATAATACCAAAGCAGCTTCTGGAGTACAGATAGTAGGCACTACTACCTATACAGAAAATCTCTATTTCAGAGTAGCCTAGGTTATTGAACACAAAGCCATGATATGTAACGGCTTTGTGTTCAATTAGGAATTTTTTATGACTAAAACTAAATTAAATGTTAATCAGTTATCAACACAATCTAATAATGATTTAGCTACTGATTCAGAAGTAGCTTCGGTAATTATTGCGCATAAAGCAGAAGTAGACCCGCACCCACAATACAACAATGCAGGTGGAACATATATACCTACTAGTGATAAAGGTATAGTGAATGGCGTAGCTACATTAGATCAAAACAGTAAAGTAGTATCATCTCAGTTACCTAATTATATAAATGCTTTTTATAAATATACTAATTTATCTGCATTTCCGACTGTAGGTGAAAGCGATAAATACTACATTGCTTTAGATAATAATACTCATTATTGTTGGATAAATAACACGTATGCATTAGTTACGTTTGGTTGGCGAGATAAAGAAGGTAGCGTGACACCTCGAGGTACGGGCGTATATGCGCCTACATCAAAATCATTTGCTAGTGCATACATTACCGAATATGCATATGGTGCAGGGGATCGATGTGAATTGAGATTCCATATACCGCACGACTATGTGCCCAATACAGATGTATTTGTACATGTACATTGGTCACATACTGGCACAGCTATAGCAAATGAATTACAAATAGATATTCATTCAACATATGCAAAAGGTCATCAACAAGCACCATTTCATTCAGAAGTAATTACTACTATTAGCGTAACCAATCTGAACATAACAAATACGCCTAAGTTATTTCATCGCGTAGATGAAGTACAGTTATCATCTAAAGGTGGATCAGCTAATTTATTAGATACTGATAAAATAGAAACAGATGGTTTTATATTAGCTACATTTGAAACGATAATTATACCTAGCATAACTGGTAGCGCATACGTCAATGAGCCGTATATAATTGGTATGGATTTACATTATCAAAGCTCGGGTATGAATACTAAAAATAAATCACCTAACTTTTACATTTAAGAGATTAAAATGGCTCACACGTATAGAGAAATTATTAAGTTACGATATCCTGATAAAAAACCAAGAAAATTTATAGACGACACATATGAAGGTATTATTTGGAATTCATTAGACACTACGCCTAATCCAAGTAAAGCTGAATTAGATGCTATTATTGTAGCTACTGCCGAATTATCTCCAATTGTAGATAAAAATATAAATGATGCAATTTTAATACATAAGCAAGAATTAGTACCACATTACCAATATGTAAATAATTCAATTGTTAGAATTATACCTATACCAAAGATGTCCGGTACATCTTTAATGACTTATGATAATAACATACCCACGATTAATGAAGGTACACAAATAGCCACGACGATCATATCTCCTTCTACGAATAGAAGCGTTTTATCTGTAGAGGGTAATTTACAGTTAGACGGTAATCCAGGTAATAGAAATTTCACATTAGCATTATTTAAAGACACTTTATGTATAGGCGCAATATGTGTTAATTTTATAAGTACTGGCAGACCACAGACTTTGCCATTTTGTTTTTATGATAATGAATTATGCTCTAGTTTTGGTAATGATCCGGTAGTATATTCACTCAGGATAGGAATTAGCTCATCTGGTACTTGGTATTTAAATTCTACAAAAAAAGCTAGTATGGGAAATGTATTGGAAAATAATTGTGCGATATTTAAGGAGTATGTATAATGACTTATATTGAGGCCATTAGTTTAGGTTTTCCTGACGTCCAGTGTCATGCTTTAGGTGACTTATATGAGGACATAATTCATGATGCCGGTTCGCCGATTCCAGATAAAATAACTTTAGAGCAATGGATGGTTTCTAATCCTAACTTATATTCCGATTATAAAATTACGGTATTAGCATTCAGAAATAGATTTACAAAAACAGAAAAGATTACAATGGATCTAGCATCTATTGACAATGTTAATGCTACTATGCAACAGAGACAATTAGCAGCTGCTATTAGAGTAGATATTAAAGATAGTGACAATGCTACATATATTGATTTACAAAGACCGGAAACTAGAGCAGGTGTAAATGCTTTAGAAACATACGGTATAATAAGTACAGGTAGATCTGCGATTATTTTAGATACGCCAATTACACCAATCGAAAGGTATTATGGATGAAGATATTATCTTACTTAAAAGAAAAAATAGTATTGGCTATGGGCAAGATAGAGTGGAAAACCAATAAAGTAATTCCAGATACCGAACTAATAAAAATACATAATTTATTAGAGAATAATTATTGTATTATATTAACTAGGAGATCTAACCATTTGTCTACTTTTTTCGTTGGTTTAGCTGATTTCTTATTAACATGTAGATGGGGTTATTGGCCTCATGCGTTAATGAATTTAGAAGACGAGCTAAAATCAGTAGATGATTTTAGATTAGTTGAAGCTACTGGAATTGGTGTACACTATACTCCTTTCGAGAAAGTATTTAACGTTCAGTCTGTTGCGCTATTAAAACCAAAAACATTAGATTTAGAAAAATGGACCAGTTTAGTAGACGTAGTTAAGTTACAGATAGGTAAACCATACGACACAATGTTTAATATCAAGGATTCGTCTAAACTTAGTTGTATCGAATTAGTTAGATTTGTCTTACAACATGAACCAAATTACGGTGAAAATTTTAAAAATTTTGAAAAGTTAATTAATAAATACAAAAATATTTCTCCACAAATGTTATTTAATTGTGGTGATTTTGATGTGGTGTATATGTTAAAAATGTAATTGTAAATTAAAAGGAAAAAATACATGGTGTTGTTCAAATCAGATTTTCTTAATTATCCAAATTCGATAATAGATACAGATACAACAAATAAAAGTTTTGTTAGATTAGCTAGTTTATATAAAGCCATGAATATAGAAAATCATGGCTTTATATTACAATTGTTAAATCCAAAACTACAGGGAATTGATCCGTATTCTAAAAAATTAACTATACAAGAGATGGCGATGATAGCTATCGAATGTAAACAAAATTTTTTTTACTTTGTTAGAGAAGTAGCCAGAGCTCCAGCTAGTGCAGGTAATGAACCTGCAATGGTAGAAGCAAATAGAGGCAACATTGCTTTATGGTGGAGTTTTTTTAATCATATAACTTTTACATTAATCCAACCAAGGCAAACAGGTAAGTCTTTTTCTACCGATTTGTTGATGACGGCTCTAATGAATTTTATGTGTACAAACACACAAATTAATTTATTAACAAAAGACGATACACTGAGAACAGATAATATAAATAGATTAAAAAACATTTATGATGAATTACCTGGGTATTTAAATTTCAAAACTAGAGAGGATTCAAATAATACAGAAGCTCTCACTATCAGACGATTTGGAAATAGTTATCTTACACATGTTCCACAAGCTTCACCTAAGAGAGCTTATAACATTGGTAGAGGTTTAACTACACCAATTGTACATATAGACGAATCACCATTTCAACCTAATATTAGCATTTCTATGGGTGCAATGTTAGCGGCTATGGGTGCTGCGTGTGATAGAGCTGAAGAATTAGATGAACCATACGGGGTAATTTTAACTACTACTGCTGGTAAAAAAGATTCTCAAGAAGGTAAATACATATATAACTTTACACAGGAATCAGCCTTATGGACAGAGAAGTTTTTTGATGCTAAAGATAAAGATGATCTTAGGCATATGGTTTGTTCTAACTCCAGAAAAGGAGCTTATCGTGTCTATGGTAATTTTTCATATAAACAATTAGGAAAAACAGATGACTGGCTAAAGAAACAACTCGATAGATCTAATCAATCACCAGATGATGCTAATAGAGATTACTTTGGAATCTGGACCAGTGGTACAATTACATCACCATTACCCACTAGTGTATTAGAAAAATTAACTGAATCAATTGTGACTGAACAGTATCAACAAATTAATCCAATTGGCGGGTATATACTACGATGGTATATTCCTAAAGAGCAAATTGAAACATACATGGCTACTAGAAAAACAATCATTGGTGTAGATACTAGTGATGCTAGTGGCGGTGACGATATTTCATTCGTGATGATAGATGTCGAGACAGGTGGATTAGTTAGCATAGGTACTTTTAATGAAACTAATTTAATCACATACGCACAATGGTTAGTTTACATATTAGAGAAATACGTAAATAGTACCATGATTATCGAGAGACGATCTTCTGGTTCTACTATTATAGATTACTTATTAATGTTTCTACCACAGAGAGGAATAGACCCATTTAAGAGATTATTTAATTGGGTAACAAATGATCCATTAGAACAACGAAGTATTTATGAAGAAGCAAATTTAAGTCTTCGGAAAAGAAGAGAAGACGTATACGTTAGAGCTAAAAAATATTTTGGATTTGCTACTAGTGCTAATGGACAAACTAGTAGATCAGAATTATATTCAGTGACATTACAAAATGCTGCTAGACGGTGTGCTGATAAAATTTATGACAGAAGTCTGACTGAACAGATTACTGGATTAGTAATTAGAAACGGTAGAGTGGACCATGACATAGATGGACACGATGACCTTGTAATAGCATATTTATTATGTAATTGGTTGTTAACTATGGGAAAGAATCTTAGTTTCTATGGTATTGATTCTAAACAAATTCTAATGGAGCATAGAGTAAAAACAGAAGTGCCAGCTAGTCAAGCTTACTTTACATATGAACAAGATAGTATACGAAAAAGGATTGAAGAATTATACAATAATCTATCGAATGAAACAGATGAATTTATATCTGAAAAAATTGAAAGAGAATTAAGACATTTAGATTCAAAGATAGTCTTAGCAGATGGAGAATATTATTCTGTAGATGCAATTATTAACGAGGCTAGGGAATCTAAGAAAAAAAGACACAATAATATAAAAGGTAGCGGACAAAATTATTATGAAAAAATAGGATACAGATACGATAATGGCATCAATGTAAATGGATTAAGCAGTGAACCATTAGCTGGTAAGAAATATTGGTAGATAGCATAATACCCACTACGTTTTAGTAGTGGGTATTATGATTTTAGAATTATAAATAAAATTGTGTATTAGATAGCTTTAGAATACCAAGGTATCCCTTTAGATGGATTACCTGCTATAGCCCACTGATATGGTTTAGTAATAGTTGTTCCTTGACCTATATTTATTGTAGCTGTATTGTATACATTTACATTACCAGTGCCTGACATCATACCTGCGCCTGTAAAATTACCATTTAAAAGCGGATCGGATTCTTGTGTACTGCTTGGAAATGTCGCATACATATATATTACAGTATCAATACTTATATTATGGCAAGTTGCATTAACCCATAATTGGTCGGGTAAAACAACCATACCAGTATCTGCATTATACGTACCAGATAAACCAATATTAGTAATGTATGATGTAGGAGCTGGAGTCGGTGTAGGTGTTGGAGATGGTGTGGGTTCTGGAGTCGGAGATGGAGTAGGTGTAGGTGTTGGAGATGGTGTGGGTTCTGGAGTCGGAGATGGAGTAGGTGTAGGAGTTGGTGTAGGAGTTGGTGTAGGTGTAGGAGTTGGTGTTAGTTTAGAATTATCGTAATTACTCTCTTTAATATAAATAAAGCCACTATGAGCTTCTAGTCCTAAAGGATCCCATTCAATAACATTATTTGCATTTGCATCAACAGAAAATAATATATTTTGAGCTAATCCATTTGAATTTAATATGCTTATTGTAAACGTTCCAGTATTATTCATTATTGTACAATTACCGCTAACATTATCTACATTAGATGCAGATATTAGATCAAAGTATGTACTACCTGTTTGAGTAATATCGTGTATATTCCAATTAACAATTGTACCATCAACAGTATTACTAGTATTAATAGTAAAAGTTATTGTTGTGCCTGGTGGTGCTATATCAAATACAGTATAACCAGGACCAGTACTATAGCTAATTAAATTTGATTTATCAAAAAGTACATTGCCTACAAATCGCGGTAATTCTAGAGTAGAAGTCGGTACAACATATACCCTAATACGTTTATCACACATAAGAGTGCCATCAATATAATTATATACTCTATTACCGCCTACATAATAATACACTATTTGATCAAAATAACCTAATGCTATTGAATTAAAAAATGTATTATGAAAATTACTATCAACAATTACATCAAATGCACCAATATTATTATTAATAGTAACTAGACCAACATAATTAGTATCAGCTATACCCCAAGTTAATTCAGTACCATTTGGAATATTTAATGTATGTACATCAATTGTAACTAATACACCACCAGTACCACTAGTATTGGGTGCATTATTTGAAATTAAACTAGTTATTATAGGTGTGTTAGATGGGCTTGGCGTAGGAGTTGGAGTAGGCGTAGGAGTAGGTGCTACTGTTAAAATATTATAATATAACTCAAATTCAGCTCTTTCCAATCCCAAACTAAATGCTGTATTATCCTCATAAGTACCGGAACCCCAAACTTTTACACAAAAAAAACAAACTGGGTCATTGTTAGATAAATGAGTAACTGTTATGTTTATTCCACCTTGATTACCAATAATTACACTATCTTGATTCTCTATAGTAAATGCTATTGGTTGAGCACTGGATTGATGGAATTTATCCATATTTGAAGAAGATAGAACCCATTGTAAATATGAATTATCTGGAACATTTTCTGTATATATTGTTACTGTAAGTTGTTTTGGTAGATTTAAATCTAAATCTATTCTATCGTGAACACTACAATATATTTCAGTAATTTTTGGTACTGATGATGAATCTGTATTATCTTCAATGTACTTTCCAATAGAACCATCTAAGAATATTAAAGCATCTTTAATTGCTACTAAATCATCTTGACGATCACCTGTAGATGTAGTATCCGGAATTGGAAATCCTAAATTTGGAGAAAGAGTGGTTGGCATATTTATTCCTTAGAGTAATGAGATCGGCAAAATGCCCGTAAATTTATGTATAGCATAAATCCCGTTCTTACAGAAGCTATCACCGATTCATTTTTAGTTTTGGTAGCATTATTTACTATTTGCTCACTTAAATCTCTAATTCTCATTAACTTCTCATCAGTGGATCTAGAACTCATATACGACCCTCTGAGTTTAGTAATAAAAGTAACTAAGTCGCCTTTTGATCTAAGTAATTCTTTATGTTCTGATAAGTAATCAAAAGAATATTCCATGATTAAATCTGTGGCTTCTTCTACAATATTATTATCTAAATGTCGATAATTAGTGCTGCACCATTCTAATGTTTGCACTAATAGTTTTGGAGGCATAGTCAACATTGCATTTGCTACTACGTCTACTAATTCCTGTCTAATAAAAGAATTCTTATCAGGAATTATGCTTCGTATATATCTAGTATAAATTCCAATGTTTTTTGTTTTGTCTTTTAAAACAATTTCGCCATCAGTTTCCACTAATGCTTTATTACTAGATATTCTAGTACCTTGTTCAGATACTTTCATGTGTAGTGCCATGATATTCTTGAGCATATCTTTTACTCTACCCTGAACATCGTTCAACATTTGCACTACTCTATAGTCATCATCTAGCTTCTTAATTGTGGTAGCCCATATAGAGTGCATGGCTATAACTTCATTAGCTCTAAATTTCAGAGCGCCACCCCAACTACCTTGTTGCTTTAATACATATTTATAACTTAGTTGTGCATATGTAGCTGCAGCTACTTCTGGGTCAGCTGGATATCTAAAAAATCTAAATAAAATTGATGTTAAGAATTTATATTGTAAGTATAAACATACTCTTAGCTTTCCTTCATTTCTTTGTTCTTCATCTAATAGTTTGCTATTATCAAAAGCATGAATGAGCCAGATACAAGACAAATTAAAAACATCACTAGAAATAATTCTACTAGCTTCAATGTCTTTGAGAGCATGTAATCTATCCTCCAATATGTGGTCGTCTACTTCTAAAATATCTATGAATAATTTATCTCTATCGTCATCAGTAAATCTAACTGTCTGAACTCCAGTTAAAGATCCACCAAAAAATTCTATATGTTCTTGTTTCTTGTTTACAAAACTAGCTTCCATTACAGATACTTTTTTGAGTAGAATTTTATCTATCTTTATATGCGCGCATTCTTCTTCAAATATTGATTTAATTGAATCCATGAGTTAACCCACATTAATTTGGTAGACATCGTTATTTTTAACTACTACTGTGCATGAAACACTTTTACCTTTTACACCTTCTTCGTTTGTAAATTTATGGGTTTTATTACCAATTTTAAATGATACTTTATTACCAGTAATAGTCCCATGGTATTTTCCATCGACCATTTTATTAGAATTTACGTATGCTTCTAAACTATTAAATAGCTCAATACTATTTTCATTAGCTAAGGATTCTAATGTGGCCGCAAATGGATTTGTGTTAATTGCATCTGGTTCTTGTGATAACGCCCAAAAGTTTTTTTCAATCTCATCATTATCTTCTAATGATACTGTATCAATAACTATGGCAGAGTTTTCTTTTTCTTCTGGAGTCATTCCGGTTATTGCATCAGATACAGTAACAACATCAGATGTATTTACTTCTGATTGTTTGACGCCATAAAGCATACCAACTTCTTGACCTTGTTCAGATAATTCTTTTCTGGTACCTGTAGCTGCTACCCATAGGCTCTTAGATACTATTGCATCATTTACTTGTGATTCTAATGTGATACCGGTTTCATCATCGGTGTCTTTTTTATATATTTCATTTAATGCTTTTGTATATTGAAGACTAAGTGGACCATCAGCAATCATATTTTTACCAGATGTAATTTGAATAATTTCATCTAAATATGGATTTTGTTGAATTGATTGTAAACTAATATTACGCATGATTATTCCTATTATTGATTAAATTACCTATGGCCACCTAGGGTAAGCTTAACTAGACGGCGCATTAATGAAGAATCATTGGCGAAAGCAGTTGCCTGCCATACGTCTTTTAGATAGTCTTCGTAGTTTTGTTCTGATTCAGAATACGCTTCTACTACTGTTTTGAAGATACCTAAAGTTTGGCCGCCTTGTAGTTCAGCTACATCCATTTGAATAATTAATTCATTATAAATATAAGCTTTGACTGCATGCTCTACTAGTTTTGCGAATTGCGGATAACTTCTAGGTTGAATGTGATTCATGTTTTCATCATTAGCCAATATACATCTTAAATATCCATTGGATGGAATGCTCACCACATCTTTTATCATGATAGTATTTTCAGATATTAACTGAACATTAGCTGTAGAAGTAATTGGTATTTTATCTAATGCCGCCATCATCCCTACAGCTGCACCCATGAGTGCAGAATTTTCTCCTGAATTGTATTGGTTATTACCACCTACTGAACTTGTAGACGCATATGAGGATACTAAACTTTGATTTAGAAATGCTACATGCAATACGGAGTTAATGCTTCTACCCTGTGTTCTAGATTTAGGAATATGAATTACTGTAGTGAAATCATTTGGTTTATCAAATGGTAATTGCTCTAATGGAATTAATATTTCTGTACCGCCTACTAAATTACAATCCACTAACACCCTAGCACGAATAACTGTATTTAATATTTGATCATCTACATTTGTATTTGGTGTAGACCTATAATCATAATACTTTTGAATAAAAGTTTTTTCTAAAATTGCTTTAGGTATTCTATGTTTAACTTGATCAAGAGCATAACTAATAGCTGACATTTTGTTCCTTTTTTGATTCTAGATTAATAAAACCACATATTACTAATTTGGTATATGTCTTGGTTTAGCTACCTATAGTATTACTTTTTAAGGATTTTTTAATATGAAACTCAGTACAACAATTAGCGATACTATATTAGATAAACCTCCAGCATTTACGCCTACTGGATTTTTAATGGACAAAGTACATTATTCGGACATTAAAAAAATGTTCAATGCTTTAATTGTAGACGATATTGCAAATGTTATAAAAGGACATATCGATAAAAATATAGTTTATTTGGGTGAATTTTCAAACACTGAAGGAGAATTAAAATGTAGAATTACCATTTTTGAAATTATCGATTCTACTGACACCGTGGATACTAAAACAGATTGGTTTTATTATTCAAAACTTTGGTTTAGATTCAATAATGCTTTTAATACGTATGAAGCATTTATGGATTATATTGAAGAGTATAGGGAAGTCTTTTCGGTAGACTTTAAAAAGCCGCTAGTTTCTTTTTACATAAACTTTTGAGATTTTAATATGACGTCAATTTCTAAAAACGCTAATCAAGTAATCGCTTGCGGAGGCGCAGGCACCAATATTTTAGCAGAATTTTCTAAGATCGGTGTGACTGATCTGCCTGGTTTTGCACGCGTGATTCCATGCTACGTTGATACTAGTATGAGTAATCTCAGGAATAAACAAATTCCTGATGAAAACTTGTATCTATTTGAAGGTATTGATGGTTCAGGAAAAGTACGTAGTCAGAACTACGACGACATCTCTAAGAAGACAAAAGAAATTTTGCTGAAGTTTAAACCGACACCGATCAATATTATTCTACATTCAGCTAGTGGCGGTAGTGGAGGAATTATTGGAAGCGTACTGGTATCTGAACTAAAAGCTCGCGGGCATCAAGTAATCGTAGTTTTGATTGGTAGTACGGATACGCGTATTGAAATTGAAAACACCATCAAGACTTTAAAGTCATATGAATCAATTTCAGAAAAACGTGATTCATCTGTGGTTCTACATTATCTAGAGAATACTCGCCTAGAACCTCGTGGTGAAATTAATCGCCAGGCTAGGAAGTTTATTCAATCTTTAATGGGTTTGTATTCTGGCCAGAATGACGAACTTGATACAGCTGATTTGAAAAATTGGTTGAATTATACCAGTATCACGGGCGGTCAACCACGGTTAGCTTCTATCAATATGGCCGTTACCACAGAGGAATTAAATAGCGTAGGTACGGTAGTATCGGTAGCTACATTAGCTATGCCAGGTATGGAAACATGTATTGGTCAGACACCAGCATATCAATGTGTTGGTTATCCGCCTGCATCTTGGGGTGATAAAACTCTTGAGAATAGTCGTGTCATTGGTGACAATGCAATGCATTTTTGTATTAGCGATGATTTCATTCTAGACAATGTTACGCGTTTGAATAAAATGCTAACCGATGTCAATGACGTCTTTGAATCACGAAATGCACGAAAAAGTATCTTAGATAAAAATGACAATAAAACAGACGTAGGGATTATTCTTTAATTATTAAGGATTAAAATGTTGAACTTTTTAAAGGATATTAAAAACGCCTTTGGTAAACCGAATGTTTTGAGAATGAAAGCTGAAGAACTGTTAGAAGCGGAAATTAACTTGCTGAAAGCGCAATCTGGAATGGAGTACGCAAAAAGCATGGTGTTATATCATACCACTAGAATCGAAAGATTGAAGTTGGATATCAGCAAATCTACAGGCTAACAAAATATATAAACCTCAGCCATCATTTGACTAATGATGGTTGAGAGTTATATTAGAGCTTATTTTTTTAAACTAACTGAGGTTTTAAATGTCAGATGTTTCTGAGTTAATTGTAGAATCTAAATTGAAAATTGATCTAGAGGATTCTGCTAATAGAATAGAATATGAATTTGCTGATTATTTATTGCCAGCACCAAAAGGTATATATGTAATTAATAAAGTCGAACCAGTAATGAAAGATGGATTATTGTATTACATCATTGAAATAGACAAAGCTGGTAACATAAAAAGAATACCTGTATCAGATATTACAGATTTGAATTGTTGTGTGTATACATCGGTTAATGATTGTGATAAAACAGTTATACCTAAAATATACATGCTAAAGAAAGAAAAGTATTTAGGCACATCACCTGTGATGGCGTATAGAGGTATAAAAATATTAGAAGGTCTAATAAATCACCAAATCGATTGTTTTGTTAAATACAGAAAATCTAGCAAATCAGATACTTATGTAATAAAAAGTAATTTAATAAAATTAGATAAAAGCGTTTTAAATAAAACAATTTCTAAAATTATAGATATTTACGATGATAATATTTCTGAATCTATAAAGAACTTTTTAGGTTTAGCTAACTGGAATTTATATTTTACAAAAATAACCGATGCCAAAATATTAATTGAAAAATCAATAGATTGGAGGGCTTATCAATGGGCACTAATGGAGCAAAAGAGATTAGACAAAATCAAAGAAGATAAATTTGATGGGTTAGATGGATGTAATTAAAATGAAAGAATTTACCTATTTAATTTCATTAGAAAATGTTTACACTTATCTGGAGAAAAGTTTACACTCACCTAATATAGAATACCAGCCTAATGTGGTATCGAGTGTATTAGACATGTTAGTCGAGTCTTTATTAAATACGAATAAAGATTACGGTACAGGAATCAAAGAAATATGTGAATTATTATCCGTATATCATTTTAATGAAGTATTTGTAACAGAGATCTGTGATACATCAGTGAGTTTAATTCTGTCTAAGATAACTGAAATTATTCCAGACTTTGCTGATGATAGATGTAGAGGCAAATACACATTTAAAATGGTAAAACGGGCTTTGGTTAGGATTAAAATACAAAGGCAGTTATATGACTACTTCGATTAAACTATTAGTGAATATATCCGAGTTAAGATATTTAAATACTATTTTACAAGAAAAGTTTCCATATATTAATATGTTTGTATCGAATGGATTAAATTCTTTAATAGATTGTTTAATGACAATTTATGAATTGACTGAACATGATCAACTCATTTTCATTGAAGAAGTGATGAACGTTATTGATACATGCATATCAGAATACAGTGAAGTATATGAAGTTGAGTCCGTACATTCCGATGCAGCAATAACAGAGTTATATTCTTATGAATTTAGCTGTTACATAAATAGTCTTTATAATGTTATAAACGATCACATGAATAATCTATTAACATCTAAGTTCTTTATTGTAAAAAATTTTAATTCGTATGATAGATTAACAAAAATATACATGGAGTTATATATAGATGGATAAAGTAATTATATTGTCTTTTCATGATTTAGATAATTTATTAGCTTATATTGAAAAGACATCTAATTTCCCAATAATTGATATAGATGCTCTATTAGAAGTAGTAATAGATAAATTCATAAATGAAATTAATACAGACGTAAATACGTATACTAATGAAATAATGAAATCTAATATATTAAATGACAGAATGGAAATGGATACAAATGATTTTGTAAATCTAAATACATTGATATGTGAATTACTAACTAGTGTAAAAAATAAGTTATGTGAGCTAAAAATGTCAGGTAAAGATTATTTTAAGTACGGTTATCTTAAACGAAGGAGCGGTAATATTGTTCTACTTAAATGCAAAACAGGTCTACATTCCACCTGCTAATATAATTATAAGTATAGATAAACTAAATTACGGTATATTGGAATTAGAGTATAATACCGGGTTAATAATAAATGATGATGAAACATTAAATGCAATTTGCAATTGTATAATTGAAGAAAATTTAGCCATTACAGAAATAGAGTATTATTGTTTAGATATAGTAAGTAAATTTTGTAATGGTAACATTTATGGTGAGTTAGATTCTGTATTAAAGTTTTTAATATATTATGGAAATGAAATATTTCATAAAATAAAAACAATTGGATTATATCAAAATGGTATATTTCCTTTTGTATATAAACAAAGAAGATATGACTCAATACACTTTATGAGAAAGGATATTTTGTATGATCAAATTAAACGGGAATTAATAAAAAATGGACAATACTCCGACTTATATAATAATAAACGTTAGAGCAATATACTCGGAGTTTAAATCTAGATGTGATGATTTATTTAATAACGAACTAGATATAATTGAATTATTCAATCAAGCAATAGATTATATAACTGATAGTTATTTTTGTGATGATGAAGTTAGGTCACATATAAAAGAGCAATTGCTGAGATCTAGAAACCTAAATTCAAATAATCTAGAGATATTAATGATTCATCATCAATGGTTATGTCAAAGTTTATTAGAGCAGTTTAGAATATTGAACATATCACCGATGATAGATCATATTGATAATAACGAAATTTACCCATATTACTTTAAAAAATTAGTAGGTGGTAAAATAATTCTAAAACATTTCTAAAGGATATTTCATGCAGTATAATTTAAATATTAAGCAATCGTATAATTTTTTAATGAGAGCACCTGGAATACTAGGATACAGATATGATAATTCAACTGTACTAGGTATTATGGATTTTTCATCTGCTAAATTAGTAGACGATATAGTGGCTATTCATGCACAAGTCTATCCGGATTTACCGTCAGGTGTACCTAGGAGTGCTGAAGATTTAATATATGTAAAAATCAAAACTGTGGAAGGTACTATTAAAGTATTAGCCATGGATTGGATAGCTTATCAACCAGTAATAGTTACAACGACTAATATTAATGTAGCTATTAGCAATGTAACAATAGATAGCATTTCACAAATTAGAGACATCTTAGCAATGAATGGTTTTCCAGACATTTCAATTTCTACAGTTTAAAGAAATAATGCATATGTTGTGAGAGAAGTTGTTTCTCTTTACAAATTACGTTTAGAGTGTTTTTTTATGTGCGGTGGATATTTTCTCCTTTTGACCACAGGCATATACTTAAATATTTTAGATGTTGTTTGTGTCGTTATGTGTTATAGTCGTATAGACCTTCAAAAAGTCTATACGGCTCTATGCCGTAAAAAAGATAGAAAACAAACATGAGATGTAACCAATTGGAGAAGTCATGAATACAGAATTTGTAGACCCATTTGTGAAAAAACCAGATGAATATAAAAGAGATTTAAATATCCTAGATCACTATGTAAAAGATTCTGTAAATTTTTTACATATTAGCACAGGTCGCCCTCTAGAAGAGTGTATGGAATTCATACACCAAACGCTAGGTAGAGATGGAAAGTTTCCATTTAAAGACCCAACTGTGCAGTGTTTAGTTAGACAAGAAAACGGTGATAGAGAACGAGTAGAAACAAAGCTATCAGTATATTTAAATGATGCTATTAAAGAAAAAGAATTAATTGCACCTACATTAACTACATATGTCTACCCGTACGTTAATACATCTCTATTATCTTTATATATTGATGGAAACGTAAAGGCAAGAAGTGTAGCTAAGAAAGCAATGTTTGCAGCTGAAGCAGAAGGTAACATGGAATTAGCCAGTATAAAAAAGATTGAACAAACTAATAAAAAATTAGCTAACAATTCAATTTCTGGAGCACACGTTTCACCTAGTAACCCGTTATATAATCCTACTGCACATTCTACATTGACTAGCAATTGTAGAAGTACATCTGGATATGGGAATGCTAATAATGAAAAACTGTTAAGTGGTAACAGACATTATTGGAGTCACGATATTGTATTAAATAATATTGTTTCAATAGTAACACATACTGACTATGAGCAATTAAGTTTAGTAATTGATAAATATAATTTACATATCCCTAGTATAATTGAAACATTAGAATGTATTAAATACTCTACTGATTTATATTGGTGGGAAAGAAATTATTTTAAAGAAATAGAATCGTTAGTAAATAAATTAGAACCATTACAGAGAGCCGCATTTGTATATACAGGTGACTTACATCATTTAAAGAAATTAAACAATGATTTAATTAGAAACTTTATAATGAAATTATCAGCTAAAAAAACTACTGTAGATAATCCAGATGAAGTAATTAAGTATGCTCAAGAATCTCATTTAAACTTAGCTCACCAAATATGCACAAATGAAACAAAAGGAATCGGTAAAAAATATAACGGTATAAAAGGTACACAAGCTTATATCACATTAGCTGCCACGGTTAGAAATATTGAAAATGTAGTAACCGAATATTCTGATTTCATAAAAGTATTTTTTGTATCAAATAACATGCCAGCTAGTATGGCATATTTTCCTGAAAGTATTAGACGATCTGCTTTAACTGGGGATACTGATTCCACTATTTTTACTGTACAGGACTGGGTAATTTGGTATAAAGGTGGAGTAAGTTTTGATGATGAGGCTACAGCTGTGGCGGCTACTTTAATCTTTTTAGCATCGTCTACAATTGCACATATCTTAGCAATTATGTCTGCTAACTTTGGAATAGTAAAAGAGCGAATACACCAAATTGAAATGAAAAATGAATTCAAGTTTGATGTATTTGTACCAACACAATTAGGTAAACATTACTTTGCTACTATCAGTTGTCAAGAGGGAAATGTATTTGAAAAAAGAAAGATGGAGATTAAAGGAGTATACTTAAAATCATCAAATGCACCTAAGATTATAAATCAAACAGCTGTAAAAATGATGGATGAAATAATGCAAACAGTAATCGATGGTAAAAAGATATCGGCTGTAAAATATTTAAAACAGGTAGCTGATATTGAAAGAGAAATTGTAGCTTCTATTCATAGAGGTGACTTTACCTATCTTAGAACTGGTAGTATTAAAGATCCGGGCAGTTATACTAAAGAAGGTAGTTTATCACCATATCAAAATCACGTAATGTGGAATCAGGTATTTGGACCTAGTTATGGTTATATGGATGAACCACCTTATAACACTATTAAAGTATCTGTTGATTTAGATTCACCATCCAAGATGAAGAAATGGTTAAACGATATTGTTGATAAAGATTTTGCTAATAGATTAGCTGTGTATATGAAAAAGAATAGTAAAACAAACATTACTACTTTTAATATACCTGCTCAAATATTATCAGATAAAGGTATGCCAAAAGAGATTAACTTAGTAATTGATTACAGAAAGATTATGGGTGACATAAATAGTATATATTATATTTTGTTGGAATGCCTTGGCGTATATATGCAAGATAATAAAGTCAAAAGGTATGCGAGTGATTTTTATTGATTTTTTTAAAAAGGAATGATTATGCTTAATTATATTTATAGTAAACCCCGTGTATGTAAAAATACTAATATCATTAAAACATTTGATAGGGATGTTAAACTAACAATGTACATGAGTGAGCCAGTTACTGCTATATTTGATAACTTTTTATCAATGGAAGAATGTGATAAATTAATTGAATTATCTAAAAATAGACTCAATAAATCTACAACTGTAAATATGGATACAGGTACTCCGGAAACTATCACTAATAGATCTAGCGAAGGAGCTTTCTTTAATAAGACCGAAAGTGATTTTATAATTAATATAGAAAAAAGAACTTCTGAAATTATGAACTGGCCTGTGGAAAATGGAGAAGGCTTACAAGTATTATATTACAAAACAGGTGGTGAATATAAACCGCATTTTGATTATTTTCCACCTGAAATTCCAGGTAGTAAAATACATTTAGCTAATAGCGGACAAAGGGTTAGCACGCTTGTAATGTATTTGAATGATGTAAAAGATGGTGGTGGCACTACATTTCCAAAACTAAATTTAACAATAATCCCTAAAAAGGGAAGCGCTGCTTACTTTGAATATTTTAATGATTTAGGTCAAGTTAACCCATTATCATTACACTCCGGTGATCCAGTTATTATAGGTGAAAAATGGATAGCTGTTAAATGGATGCGTGAAAATAGATTCTAATTAAATGTCATATACCCTATTATCAATTAAGATAATAGGGTGTATGAAATAGTTCGATTCTAGATTTTTTCAGTCACATATAACTAATTTGAATAGGTATACTCAGAACGTCTGGGAGTGCTTTTATTTACAGTCCCACAGTGGACGAAAGGATTTCGTATGAAGATCATCATTTCCCGCGCCGCCGTTTCTTCAATTGACGCATTGAGCG